GTCGGTGCGCCAGAGTGCGGCTGGTCGGCCTCTATCCTTGACCCCAACGATGGACTCGCGCCGGCGGCCGGCTGGCGCGTCGATGAGCCGGCCAGCGGCTGGCGCGTGAGGGAGCCGCAGTGAGGAGACAGAATGCTTGAGATCCAGAGCCAGTCAGTCGAGTTCGTGCGCTTCCCGGTGACGGCGACCAAGGCCGGCGCGGCCTACGACCCCACCGCCGACACCGTCAAGGTGACCTTCTCAGAGACGGAGACGCTGGCCGCAGACGCGACGTGGCACGACGGATCGTGGGAGGCCGGCGTGGGCTGTCCCTGGTTCGCCCGCTGCCTCGTCGGCCCCAGTCCCGGCGTCGTGGAGCTCACAGCGGGGACGTGGTGGGCGTTCGTGAAGATCACCGACTCGCCCGAAGTCCCGGTCATCAAAGCCGGCCCGCTCGAGGTCGCCTGATGCTCGAGGAGACTCTCGACCGGGCGCTCCAGAACACGCTCTACTGGCATCGCGTCGATGTGCTTCGCAACGAGGTGCTCGGCTTCGAGGATGCCGTGAGGAAGATGTTCGCGGCGCAGGCCTACGACGTCCTTTACGCCGTGTTCATGGCCGACCTGGGCGAAGCGGAGCGTGACGACGACGACCGCGAGGTCGCGCTCATCATGGCCGCCATCGCCGCGGCGCTCGCGGCGCGCGTCGACCGCGACGTTCAGATCCTCTACCCGTCCTTCGTCTCGACCCTCACCACTTCGCTCGTGCAGTCAGGGCTCGCGAAGTACGGGGTGTACACGACGCTCGACTCCATCCAGGCCCAGGACTGGATCCTCGCCCACGGCGCCGAACTGGTGGCCGGCATCAACGAGACGACTCGCGAGGCGATGGCTCGTCTGCTCGCGGACGCCCTTGCCCGCGGTGACTCGGTCGATGACATCGCTTCGCTGCTCATGCAGAACTTCGATGACATGGTCTCCTGGCGAGCCAAGCGCATCGCCCTCACCGAGACCAGCAAGGCGTGGAGCTTCGCGGAGATGTCGAGCGCCGAGCTCATGGAGAAGGCCGGCTACAAGATGGTCAAGGAGTGGCTGCTCGGACCCATGCACCCGCGCTATGACCCCTGTGACCACAATCATGAGGAGGGCGCCATCCCTCTCCACCGACCGTTCTCGACGGGAGACATGGCACCGCCGCAGCATCCCAACTGCGGCTGCTCCCTCGTCACCTACCCGGCCGGCGGCGACCAGCCCTGGGGCAGCCAGGTCATGGGCCAGACGCCCCTGATGCCGTTCGGGTTCGACAGAGGAGAAGACAATGCCTGACGAGGTCACCTACCACATCGACGTGACGGAAAGCGGCGGCGTCAACGTGATGGCCGGCGAGTCGCTCGAGCCACCCGAAGAGAGCCCGCAGGAAGAGGCCGAAGACCTCGAGACCAGCGTGACTGAGCTCGTGGAGCGCGCCGTCCGCAAGGACAACACCATCGACCTCAAGATCATCTCCCCCGGCTGGGGAGCGAGCGGCTACTACAGCCCCGAGCTCCTCAAGGAGGACGGCCCCACGGCCTTCCGCGCTGGCACCCAGATGTACCTTGACCATCCCACCGAGACGGAGGCGCGCGATCGCCCCGAGCGCAGCGTCCGCGACCTCGCGGCCGTGACCATCTCCGACGCGGTGTACCAGGAGAGCGGCCCCACCGGCCCCGGCCTCTACGCCAGGGCCAGCGTGCTGCCCCACTATCGCGACGTCATCGAGGCGCTGGCGCCGCACATCGGCGTCTCCATCCGCGCCGGCGGCGTCTTCAGGCCCGGTGAGGTCGAAGGCCGGAAGGGGCGCATCATCGAGAAGATCAAGAACGCGGCCAGCGTCGACTTCGTGACCAAGCCCGGACGGGGCGGCCAGGTACTGGCGCTCATGGAGTCCCTGCGCGCGTCCCAGAAGGAGCCCGAGGCTGTGGCAACATCCATCTCGATGACTGACACCGCCAACATCAGCTACGTCCAGCCAGTAGGCAGCAGCGCCACACCCGCCTACACAATCACAACCACCGGAACCGGCCCGTGGCCGGTCCCGGTGTCCGAGGCACAGACCGAGGAGGTCAAGAACATGGAGCTGACCGAGGCTCAGGAGCGCATCACGGCGCTCGAATCGGAACTGGAAGAGTCCAAGACGACCGCCCAGGAGGCCACCGACCGCGCCCAGCGCGCGGAGGGTGCCCTCGTCATCCTCGAGGCGCAGGGCGAGGCCCGGAAGCTGATGGAGAACATCGAGCTCCCGGCCGCGGCCAAGGCGCGCGTGGTCACCAAGGTCAGCGCCGACCCGACGGTGACCGAAGGCAAGCTCGACATCGACGCCCTCAAGGAGGCCGTCGAGGCCGAGAGCAAGGTCGAGGCCGACTACATCGAGTCCATCGTCGGCAGCGGCAAGATCCACGACCAGGGCACCCAGAGCGGCAGTCAGCCGGCCGACGAGGCCAAGGTCAAGGAGAGCCTGAAGAGCGGCCTCGCCCGCTTCTTCGACCTCACCGATGACGCCGCCACCCGTGCATCCGAAGTCCGCTAGGAGGACGTCACATGGCGACGAACGAAGTCTACAAGGAAGCCCGTCAGATCCCGCTCACCGTGGGCGCGAGCAAGACCGCTCGTGACCCGATCATCGTCGGCCAGATCGCCGGCGTCATGCTCACCTCGACCGGCTCCAGCGGCTCCCAGGTCGCGACCGTCGCGACCGAGGGCGTCTACAACCTCTCCGTCGAAGGCGTCACCACCGGCGGCGGCAACGGCGCCGTGGCCCAGGGCGACATCCTCTACTACGTCCCGGCCCGCACCCCGAAGCTCTCCAAGTACTCGGACGGCGCCAACGCCGTGCGCTACGGCTACGCCCTCGGCGCGGTCCTGAGCGGTGCGACCACCACCATCCCCGTCCTGCTCGGCACCTGAGAGTAGGTGACACATGGCAACGAATGAAGAGTACAGACGCGGAATCAAGATTCCGCTGACGGTCGGCGCAAGCGTGGCGGCTCGTACCCCGATGTGCGTCGGTAAGCTCCCGGTCGTCACTCTCACCAAGACCCTCTCGAGCGGCACCCAGGTCGCGACCTGTCTCGCCAAGGGCGCTTGCGACTTGCTCGTGGACAGCGCCTGTGACGCGGTCACCCTGTCGCTCGCGACCGTGACCGCCGGTCAGACGGTCATCGCCAACGGCTACACCTACACGGCCCACGGCACGGTCAACACCTGGAGCACGCGCACCTTCTCCATCGCCGGCGCCGACACCGCCGACGCGCTCCTGCTCGCCAAGGCCATCAACGGCGGCCAGATCATCACCCTGACCAGCGTCACCGCCGGCCAGACGGTCGCCGTCGCCGGTCTCACCTTCACCGCGCACACCTCGACCACCACGGCCGCCAACCGCGAGTTCAGCATCTCCGGTGCCGACGCCGCGGACGCGACCGAGCTCGCCGCGGTGCTGAACGACGCCACCTACGGCATCGTCCCGAGGGGCTACATCGCCACCGCCGGCGGCGCCAACCAGGTGCTCGTCCAGCCGGTCACGCTCTACCCGACCGCGGCCTACCCGACGCCGACCATCACGCCGAGCGCCGGCACGATGGTCGTCACCACGCTGGAGCCGATGCGGAACGTGCGTGCCACGGCCGCTGCGGCGGTGGTCACGCTGACCTCCAGCGAGGTCATCAGTTCCATCACCGGCACGGCCCAGGGTGCGACCATCACGGTCGACCACGCCGCGGTCAGCACGCGGCCGGTGTCTCAGGGCGACCGCGTCTACTGGACGAGCGCGAGCACGCTCAACTGCAAGGCCGAGACAGGCACCGCCTTCTTCGGCAAGGTGATTGAGAGCGGTCGCATCGAGGACCGCAAGATCACCCTCGCGACCGTGACCAACGGCCAGACGGTCATCATCAACGGCATCGTGTTCACCGCGCATACGGACACGACCACCTACTCGACGCGCAACTTCAAGATCGACGGCGACAACACCGCTGACGCGGTCGCCCTCGCCGCTTGCATCAACCATCCGCTCTACGGCCTGCGTGGCTTCACCGCCACTGCCGCGAGCGGCACCATCACGCTGGAGTACGACGGCGACATCGCCGTGACGGGCACCGCGCGTATCGGCGGCACCGTGACCACAGCACCTGGTGCCCGCACGGTCCAGGTCAAGCTCGGCTACTGAGCCGACAGGAGGACACACACATGGAAGCACAGGACATCAGGATGCTGTCGGAGGAGGCCAAGACGACCTCCGACAACATCAGGCAGCTCATGGGCGAGAGCAACTTCGCCAAGAGGCGGTTCTCCCCCGAGACCGTGGACACCTTCGTCGGAATCCTGAACGAGGCCATCGACGGCGACAGCCGCGCTCGCTTCGCCCTTCAGGAAGCGATGGTCGTCGCGGACTTCCCATATCTCATGGCGGACGTTTTGGACCGTTCGCTCATGGCGCAGTGGAGCACGACCATGCCGGCGTGGCGCGCGTACACCAAGATCGGTCAGGTGCGCGACTTCCGTCAGGCGAAGATGCTCGGCATCACCGGCATGGGTTCGGTGCTGGACGCCGTCGGGGAGCGCGCTGAGTACCCCGAGCGTGGCCCGCAGGAAGAGACGCCGATCACTCGTCAGGTCGCCAAGTACGGCGCCCGCTTCGGTCTGTCGTGGGAAAGTGTCATCAACGATGACCTGTACTCGCTCCGCGAGCTCCCGCAGCGTCTGGTCGAGGCCGCCCGCCGCACCGAGGCTCTGGCGGTCAGCAAGCTCTACGTCGGCACCGCCGGCTTCAACACCGACCTGTACAAGGACACGGCCGGCTACAAGAACATCGTCAACACCACGAACGGCGCCTCGAGCACCAACCCGGCACTGTCGCTGGCGAACCTCGCCCAGGCGTTCCTGGTGCTCGGCAACCACACCGATGTGGACGGTTTCCCGATCGTCATCGACGCCGTCACCCTCGTCGTCCCGCCGGCCCTTGAGGTCACCGCCAACAACATCATCAACGCCACCGAGATCACCGTGGCGACCGGCGGCGGCGCCTACAACGCCTCCGACCAGCTTCGCATCAACAACTGGATGCGGAACCGCCTCTCCGTCGTGGTCGACCCCTACATCTCCATGACGGCCACCAGCAACGCCGCCACCACCTGGTTCCTGTTCGCCTCGGTCAGCGCCCCGCGCCCTGCCCTCCAGGTGGACTACCTGAGCGGCTACGACGCTCCGCAGCTCTTCGTCAAGGCGCCGAACGCCTCGCGCGTCGGCGGCGGCTCAGTGGCTGAGTCGTTCGAGACCGACGAGCAGGAGTTCAAGGTCCGTCACATCTTCGGAGCGACAGCAATCGCCCCGTTCGCGACGGTCGCGTCGAACGGCTCTGGCGCCTGACGATGGCTCGTCATCCACATGACATCGTCCCTCTGGACGGCAACGAGGAACTCCTCGTCGCCATCTACGACGTGCTTGTGGACATCCGCAACGCGCTGGTGCCACCGCCACAGAAGGCGGAGGCACCAGCCCTCGCGGACGGCGTGGTGACCCAGGCTGAAGCCTCAGAAGCGGCCTCGGTCCTCGCCACCCACGAGCACCAGACGGCCAAGAAGCCGGCAGCCAAGAAGCCGGCGCGCAAGAAGCCGGCCACGAGGAAGAAGTCCGCATGACCTGGAACTACGACCCGAGCACAGACGTCGGCAAAGTCCGTCTGCGGGTCAGCGACACCGACACCACCCGCCGCATCATGGACGACGAGGAGTACACGGCCTTCCTCGAGATGGCCGGCGGGTCCGTTCCGCTCGCGGCGGCGATGGCCCTCGAGACCATCGCCGTCAACGAGATCATGTGCCTGAAGGTCGTCAACCTCATGGGCGCCGTCGTCACCGACGCGGCGTCCGCCGCCAAGCAGCTCATCAGCATGGCGAAGGGGCTGCGGGCAGAGGCTGCCAGCGGTATCGACGCCGGTGCCGGCTTCGTCTCCATCGAGATGGTCGACGGCATCGACATGCGAGCCGAGAAGTTCACCAAGGTCATGGAGTCCGAGCTCTGATGATCCGCAGCGCGACCATAGGTGGAGATTGCCTTCGCACCTCGCTCAGTGGCTACTTCAGCGAGAAGGTCGACATCCTCCGCTCCACCTCGACGCAGGACGCCTTCGGGGAGCCCATCGAGACGTGGGCCTGCGTCCCCGACCTCACCGAGCTGCCGGCGCTCATCGCCGGCGGCGACGTGAGCGTCCGCCTGAAGCGGCAGGAGATGCGGACCAACATGCAGACCTACGAGATGGAGTACCGTCGCGTGCTCCTCAACGGCCGCTACTCAGTCCTCCACGAGGACCGTGCCCGCTTCCAGGGCCGCGACTGGGCGGTCGTCTCGGTGGTCACCGACGTCACCGGCACGTTCACCGAGCTTCTCTGCCAGGTGATTGACCCTGGAGTCATCTAATGATGGGCGCCACCGTCATCGGCGACGAGGCGCTGGCGGCCAAGTTCACCGCCGCCGCGACTGAGATCATCGCAGAGCAGCCCTACTGGTTGAACGACGTTGCCATCATGGTCGAGGAGTCCATCCTCGACGTCATCAACCTCGAGGGGCTCATCGGCGACAAGGTCGACAAGCCGCGGCATCCCCACCTCGCAGAGACGGGCCGAATCTTCTACCGCACCGTCAACGGCATCAGCGTCGGGTTCGGCAAGGGTCACCCGGCCGCCCTGGCGCTCGAGCACGGCGTGGGGCCGCATCCCATCTTCGCCAAGAACCCCACCGGACTCCTGCACTTCTTCTGGGAGGAGCGCGGCCAGTGGTTCGTCGGGCCGGTCGTGAACCACCCCGGAAACCGGCCCTACAAGTACGTGGAGCGTGGCGCGATGAACGCCTTCATCCCCATCGCCATGTACTTCTTCAACCAGCTCAAAGCCGTCTTCGGAGGGCTGTGATGGCCTTCCAGTCCGACCTCCACGCGACACTCACGGGCAGCGCCGGCCTCGCGGCCCTCATCGGGACCAGGCTCTACCCCAACGAGTCGGCCCAGAGTCCGACCCTGCCCTTCATCGTCTACTACGAGTTCGCGACACCGCGCGAGCAGAGTCTGGACGGTGCGATCGCCGTCACGAAGGCTCGCATCCAGTACAGCATCTATGCGGAGACCTACGCCCAGGCACTGGGCGTGGCTGATGCGCTGCGCGACGCCCTGCAGGCATCGAGCTACCTCGTGGTCTACGAGGATGAGCGCGCCAACAACGACATGGTCAGCGGCCTTGAGCGCCGAGACCTCGACGTGAGGATTGTTCATGTCGGAAGCTGACGCCGAAATCACCACCACCGTCACCAACGTCAAGCTCATCGCCTCGCTCGCCGCGGCTCACGCCGCTATCGGCGCACTCCTCATAGAGCTCACAGAGTCGCCGCCCGCGCCGGCGGACTTGGTCCCAGCCCCGGTGTCGGGCGGCGGCGCCCCCCCGCTCTGCAAGCACAGCGATCGCAAAGACCTCCGCGCCTTCGGCGAGACCGAGCACTGGGAGTGCCGGAAGTGCGGCTACGAGTATCGGAGGTAGGCAGATGACGAAATCCTACCGGGCGAAGGTGGGCTTCTCGTGCCCTGCCGACCCCGCATCCCTGTCAAACCGTCTCGCCGCCCTCAAGGGCCAGCACAAGGGCGAGGTCGAGTGGCTGGTCGTCAAGAAGGGCGACAAGGTCGAGCCGTTCGACAAGACCCTACTGGATGACTGGCTCGAGCGCGGGTTGGTCGAGGAGGTGAAGAGCTAGATGGCGAAGTACTCAAGCAAGGACGTGGGCTTTCACCTCCTCGGAGGCTACAGCCTGCTCGGCGTCGACTCGAAGTACGACGACGCGGTCGAGCTGCGTCTCAACGAGACCGACACCCTGGGCCAGGCGGACGAGGAGTTCTGGTCGAGCGGCGCCAAGAAGACGGAGATCACCCAGGACGGCTGGTACGACGACGCAGTCGGGTCCATCCACGACGCCTTCCGCGATGTGCCGGTGACGGCCATCCCCATGTCCATCGCCCAGCACGGCAATGTCAACGGGCGCATGTTCGACTCCTACCAGAGCGTGCAGCGCATCGGCTACACGGTCCAGCTCGCGACCAGCGAGGTGACCAAGGCCCAGGCCCGGTACGGCATCTGGTACGGCAAGAAGCAGGCGTGCCTCATCCACGCGCTCGGGGCCAAGACGACCGCCGGCAACACCGACTCGCTCGACGTGCAGATGCCGGCCGCCGGCACCAACGGCGGCTACTTCATCGTCCACGTCACGGCCGTCGTCGGTGCCAGTGGCAGCGTCACCATCGAGCTCCGCGACGGCGGCGCCCTCGGCACCACCTACACGCCCAAGGTCAACACCGGCGCCATCGCGTTCGCGTCGGTTCCCGGCACCAGCGCAATCTGGGTGCCCTTCACCGGCAACCTCGGACCCTACGTCTCGGTGGCCTGGAGCTACTCCACCCTGACCGGAGTCACATTCGCGGCCGGCGCCTACGTCGCGCCTGCATAAGCAAAGGAGAGCCAGATGGCAAAGCATGGTTCAAACGAAGTCGACTTCCGCATCGACATCGCCGATGGCGGTGCGCTCTCGACTGCTGGCCCCACCGGCTTCGTGCAGTACATCACGAAGATCGGCGACTACACGGTCAACCGTGAGGCCAAGGAGTCGACGCCCTTCGGCGTCACCGACGAGCAGTGGCTCATCGGCATCATCCGCAAGCGCGAGCCCATCGTCATCGAGGGCTGGTACGACGACGACGCGGCCGGCCCGGACGCGCTCCTCAACATCGGCCGCATCACCCACGCCGTCACGCGCTCGTTCGAGCTCAAGTTCGCGACCGGCAAGACCGTGACCGGCGAGTGCTGGATCGAGAAGTACACCCGCACCCTGGAGATCGGCGAGTACCACGGCTTCCAGGCCCAGCTCCGTCTGACGGGCACCATCACCGAGGCGTTCTCCTGATAGGCGCCTCCTGACGAAGGGACACACATGGGACTGCTCAACCAGAAGAAGCGTGTCGATCTCGGCGAGGGAGAGTGGGTGGACGTTCGTCCGCTCTCCCTCGTCGCCCTTCGCCGCCTGCGGGCCGAGGTCGCCTCGGTCAAGCCAGACGGCGAAGACCAGTCCATCGAGGAGGCGCAGGGCTTCGCTCTCACGCAGCGGGCTCTCGAGGCGTGCATCGTCGCCTGGTCGGACGAGGAGCCGGTCTCGCCTGAGAACATCAGCCAGCTCCCCTACGAGATGACCTTCGAGATCGCGGCGGCGGTCGGCCTGGGGGACCGTGAGCGCCCTTTGAAGAGTGGGCCGAGTTCGACCGATACCTGAGAGGCGACAAGGGAGCCGAGGCGCCAGAGGCATGGCTCAAGAGTGCCATCTGCCAGGAGTTCAACTGCCGGCCGTCGGAGGCCGAGAGGGAGGACATCGCCGAGTGTCTCGACATCATCGCCCTGCGCCAGTACGCAGCGGCCTGGAGGGCGATTGATGGCGGTATGACGCAGGAGGAGCTGCAGAAGCACTTCGGTGACAGCAAGGCGCTCGAGACGGTGCTGCTCGTACAGGTGAAGCGGGTGAAGGGTGAGATTGACTGATGGCTAACTTCTACGGCGAGCTGGTAATCCGCATCACGTCGGACACCACCGGCCTCAAGAAGGGACTGAACGAGTCAGCCGCGGCGACCACCGCGATGGGCAACACCGTCGCGAAGAGCTCGCGGCTGGCCGCCCAGCGCATGGAGCACGTCGGCCGGCAGATGCAGAACATCGGCCGGCAGATGACGCAGTTCGTGACCCTTCCTGTGGCAGCCGGCTTCGGCGTGGCGGCAGTGGCCGCCTTCAAGTACGAAGACCAGCTCATCAAGATCAAGAACCTCACCGGCCTCACCGCGGAGCAGACGAAGAAGTTCGGCGACGCCATCCTCGAGATGGGTGGCGAGACCGGCAAGACGCCGCTGCAGCTCGCCGAGGCCTTCTACTTCCTGGCCTCCTCGGGCTTCAAGGGCCAGGAGGCGATGGACGCGCTCGAGGTCTCGGCCAAGGCCTCGGCCGCCGGCCTCGGTGATGTCATGGCGACGGCGGACGTGGTCAGCTCGGCAATCAACGCCTACGGCCACGAGAATCTTGACGCCGCACACATGGTCGACGTGCTCATGAAGACCATCGAGGTCGGCAAGGCCGAGCCCGAGCAGCTCGCTGCCTCCCTCGGCCGCATCATGCCGATCGCCCAGGGTTTGAAGGTGCCCATCGAAGACCTCGGCGGCATGATTGCCGGCCTCACCCTGACCGGCCTCTCCTCGGCCGAGTCGGTCACCGCCCTGCGCGGGGCCATGATGGCGCTCTCGGCGCCGACCAAGATGTCCATCGAGGCCTACAAGGAGATGGGCCTGACCTACAAGGAGGTCAGCGACCGCATCGCCAAGAGAGGACTCATCGAGACGCTGCAGTTCCTCTACGAGAGGGTCGACGGCGATCGCCTGGCGCTGCGGAAGCTCATCCCCAACGTGCGCGCCCTGAACGGCGTGCTCTCGCTGCTCGGTCCCAACTACCAGAAGAACCTGGAGGTCATCGACAAGGTCAACCACGCCCAGGGCAAGCTCAACGAGACCTTCGCCGACACGAAGGCGACGAACGTCCAGAAGATTCGCGAGGCGTGGGCGAAGCTCCAGGCCGAGGCCATCAAGGTGGGCGCCATCCTGCTGCCCTACATCGTGGACCTCATGGAGTGGCTGACGCGCCTCGCGGAGCGCTTCTCGAACCTCTCCGACGGCTGGAAGATGTTCCTGCTCCGGGCGGCGGCCACGGCCGCCGTCATCGGGCCTATCGTCATGGTGCTGGGCACGCTCGTCAACTCGCTCGGTCTTCTGCGCGGCGTCCTGTCTGGACTGAACATCGCCTCGTCCCTCGGCATCATCTCGGGCGCCGGCGCCGCCGCCCAGGCCGCCGGCGTTGGTACGCTGGCGTCCAAGTTCGGGGCGCTCGTCGCAGTCCTCGGCCCGCTGAAGGTCGGTCTTGCCGGCATCGCTATAGGCGCCGCCGCTGCCTACGGCGCCTACAAGCTCTCGAACTGGCTCGACGGCACGACCGACCGCATCAACAAGATGCGGAAGGCCGCGGAGGCGGTCGCCGAGGACAAGTCGCTGCAGAAGTGGGCCGACGAGAACCTGGGCGGTCACCTCGTGGACGCCGGCGGCGGGCGCTTCACGTTCATCAAGCCCGAGGATCTCGACAAGAACGCCGACCTCCTTGCGAACTGGGTCAAGACTGAGGGCGCCAAGGCGAAGGCCGCGGCGCGCGAGGCCGATCAGCAGATGCTCATCGACCTCGTTGCCGGTCAGAAGTCCTGGGTCGACCAGGAGATTCGGAACATCGAGAACCGGATGCAGAACATCGGCGGCGCCCGCAACGTCGGCCCTCAGAACGATGCCATCAGGCAGCGGTTCGAGGCGCAGATTGCCGCCCTCCGGGCCTCTCTCCCCGGCATTGACCGCCTGATGAAGGAACAGCAGGAGCGCATGGACCGGGTCAAGCTCAAGAACCAGGTCATCGTCTTCGAGGCCCAGGAAGCCGACGTCAAGGACAAGATCGCCGAGGTGAAGAAGAAGCTCGCGGACCTCAAGGACAAGCCGCACACGGTGAAGATGATGCTGCGCGAGGAGCGTCTCAAGGAGCGGCTCGCCGACCTCCGCGCCGGCCTGGGCGACCTCACCGGCCAGAGCTACACCATCAAGCTCAACCTCCGCATCCAGAACCTTGAGGACAAGCTCGAGCTCGCCAAGAAGCGGCTCGCGGAGCTCAAGGGCGGTGGCGGCGAGCACCCGATGTACACGCCCGAGGTGACCGCCGACATCACGAAGTTGCAGGAGTGGGTCGGCAAGGCCGAGAAGCGCGTCGCCAACATGAAGGAGAAGGCCGAGGGCACGGTCCCGGTCCTCGACCTGGACCCGGCGCCGGCGTTCACCGCCCTCGGTCGAATCAACGACGAGCTGGACGCCCTGGCTAATCGCGTCACAGAGACCAGCGTAGTCGTGGTGACGACGCACAGCGACGCCGACGACATCCCGAAGCCCCACAGCGGCGGCCTCTTCAGCGGCCCACACTCTGGCTATCCGGCGGTCCTGCACGGCACCGAGCTCGTACTGCCGCTCGATCACCCGAACCTCATCCCGGCGCTGCTCCGCAGGGCAGGGCTCACGGCCGAGGGTCTGCGGGCGCCCCGCGTCGATGCTGTCAGGCGGGCCGTGCCAGCGATGGTCAGGCAGGCGGCGCCGGCGGCGGTCGCGGCCGGCGGCGGGGA